GAAAGTTGATCTGAGCTCTCAGTAAATATCAATACGGTTCTGACGAGTCGCTTACCTTAATACTGCCTGGTATTCTTTGTCGGTTACATATCGTTCGCGGTTTTTGGCCTTGAATTTACTTACACCTGCACATGGGTTACCCTTCACGTACCCTCGCTCATACCCCCAACTGTAAACGCGGGACATACTGCTTTTTTCATGGTTGGCTTGCGTTTTACTCTGCTCCCCTCTCTTGTCCATGTATCGACGGATGTGTTCTGGTTTTATGGAATCTGCCGGCACCTTACCGAATACGGCAAGCAACTTTTTTTGATGTTGTAGATAATCTTTTTGTGTTCTTGGACTGAGGTCACTGTAATAGGCGCTGGCGAGGAATTTTTCCCACAAGCGACCGAATGTCATTGCGCGATCGCGATTATTTACAGTTTCCTCATACCTTTTCCATAAAGCAGCTAAACCATCCTTGATGGCGGTTAGTGTGACAGATTCTCTGGATGTTGGTTTCCATACATAACTATATTTATTTGGGTATACATTTGGAGGTAATTTTTCGTGTTCAGGATTTTTCCTTCGTCTTCCCATCAGATTGCACCAAAATTCGGCTCTACCTCGCGTGGTGGTAAAGTTTTATTGCAGGTAAATAGATCCCGGCTGACAATCGGTTTGCCACTACGATTGGTATAGAACGGAAGCCCGTTTTCCGTTAACCATTTTCGCTGGTGGCTTGCATATTTGCAGCCCGTTAATATTAGCAATTCATCTTCGGTTAAAAATAAGCTACTCATAGCTATATCTCATAACCGCCGCTAACTATATACGGTTAGCGGCAATTAGGGTTGAACATTAAAAATCAGCCTGACTCGGGATCAGTTTTTGCCAGATAACTGAAACGTATTTTGCCTGGTAACGGGCGTCATCAAGTGCATTATGGCGCTCACCTTCGAATGGAATAGCCGTTCTGGCATCGAAGTCTATGGCTTTCCCCAGCTCAACGATTGTGCGTACATCGCGATCGTTGTAGTAACGCCACGGGCAGGGGATCCCCTGCCGTTCGTATGAACGGCGCAAAATCGTGTTGTCGAAGTTGGCTCCATTTCCCCAGACCTGAACAAAAAATTCACCGGAGTTTTCGTCGATAAATTCCCGCAATTGTAACAGTGCATCATCTAACGGGATTTCATCGGTCATAATGGCAGATTGCGCTTCGCGTGATTGCTTAAGCCACCATTTAATGGTGTCCCGATCAATGACTCCGCCAGCAGTTTCCAGATCGATAGTCTTACTAAATTCCGGTCCCATATCTCCGGTTTGCGGATCGAAAAATATTGCACCTATTGAGATAATCGGGGCATCAGGATTTTTTCCCATGGTTTCAAGGTCGATCATTAGATGGTCACACGTCCTGCTGGTGGATATGATAACGTGATGACCGTTCACCGTAATTAAGGGATCTGCCGTCTCGCCAGTTTCACTATCGCTGGCGTGATCTAGAGCGCTGCCAGCATTCTCCTTGTGTGGATGTTCAGCGCCTTCCATTTTCTCCGAATCGTCTTCCTGAACTTCAACCTGGTTCTTGTCATCGAATGTTTCCTGGTATGTTGCGTCGCCCATCACTGCACCACAATCAGGGCAGTTGCCGCCACCGCTTTGACCGCAGGCGGTGCAGATCTTTTCCGGTTCCTGTTGCGCTACTGGTTCGGATTGTTTCGTTTCTGGCTCGTTTTGTAACGCATTTGGGCTGTTTTGTTCCGCTTTTTGGTCGTTCCGTTCCGATTCATGCTGGTTCTGGTTCACAGAATCGCGAGTCTGGATCCCCTTGACCCATTTCGGATCATTAGGGTCGCTAATCCCCTCAACAAATTCACCACGCGATACAGCAAGTAACTTATCGGCGTCAGGCTGGCTGATATTGGCTGCCTGCATAATTTTGTTTACTTCGTCAGCGGTGACTTTTACTTGGTTAGCGGAACTCACCTGCGACTGAGCATCCAGCGACTGCGCGTTCTGGCAATGTTCAGTTGTATCCGGTTCCATTGTTTCAGTTGTTGCCTGTTCACCTGCCATTGCGTCAGATGGTTGTGGTTTTTCTTCTTCTGTTTCACGCTCAGTAACCACCTCGCGGTTAATTTCTTCCAGGATATCTTTTTCCGGCGTATGCCGGGCAGCTGTGAGAGTTTCCTTGCTGGGGTTCTCGTGATCAGTTTCCGTCAAATAGGCGTTGATATACCCCTGAAGGCGTCCCGGGTAGTGATAAAATTCAGGGTGTGCGCTTCGGATAAGTGCAAAAATAGCGGCGCGGGAATAGTCCAGAATACCCGGGGTTGCACGAAGTGCTGCGGACCATTCTTTGAACGGACTTTCTTTTTTCAGGACTACTTCTTTTGCGCGACGATAAACGCTGCCCGGAATTTCATAAATATTAAAATCCATCGGAAGTGTGGCTGCTGCAATCTCCACATCCAGTGTGTCGAGGGTGTGTACTAAATTCGGACTGCGATCGGTTTTGTTCCCACCGCCAGCATTAGCACCGGAAGCCGTGCGGGTGATGCGTGAAACACGATTTCCTTTCATCCACTCTTTTGTCAGCAGACCCCGATCAGTGTAGTCAGCGTCCAGGTATGCTTCGAAAAAAGCAGTTATTAGTCCCAGGTCTGAATTACCAGGATTAGGGAAAACTTTGTCAGTGTCACGAACCAGTTTGTGGAGGTCGCGAATCTCCAGCGAGTCGAGCAGACTGGTTTTATGCGAAATAGCCAGGGCAGTAACAGCCGGTAGTTCTTCAGCCCGTGCAATGTGTAATGCCTGGAGTTCGTCGCGTGAAACGTGCGTTACTGGTTTTTCGCTGCCGTGTTGAGCAAGCCAACGAATGGGCAGTTCCTGACCGGAGACAGGTAGAAGCATGCTCTCCTCAATCTCAGTCATGTCTTCGCCGTTGATGTTGGTATTATCAGTGCTGGCTGATTTGTCCTGAACAGAGGGGGAAGGGCCGATAAATGTCATTGTGATGCCATCTTTCCCGCCTTTTTCATAGCGGTTGCAGAATTCAGTATCAAACACGCCTTCTGGCGGAAGGTCGTCAACAACGGGCAAATTGACGCGGACGGGTTTTTTAAAGTCGTCTTCATCATAATCGTTGTCATCCATTGCGGTAATGCAGCGGGAGATTGCAACAGATAATTTTTTTGCTGTAGTCCAGTAAAAACCACCTTTAATTCCTAGGCGTTTTCTTACTTTGTCATTTTTTGCTTCGCAATATAGTGCAAATTCTTCTTTATCAGTGCTCATTATTGATAAACCTCATCACAGATTTAAGGGTGAACAAATCTCTGCCATTGCTGACATATAAGAATGAAACTGGATATTTATTACGGTGCTGTTTTAAAATCCTGCCGGGATTTCGTTATTATCCTGGTGAATAACTTTATCGACCGGATAACAGTTGCCTGGAATTTTCTGTTCGGTTGCTGCTGCCATACATTCCTGCATTGTTCTGTGAACACTGACTGCAATATCAACTGGCTCTCCGGAAACAAGAAAAACCGTCAGAATAAGTGCAAATACTGGATTCATTGTGCACATCCTTTTGGCATCAGACGTAAACGGGCCAGCATTGAAACAATGCATACTTTATTTAATAACTCCCGTTCGTGTTTTCTTTTGTTAATGGCCTCTTCAGTAAATACAGGATTACTGATAGTGACACCAATTTCAAAACAACCTTCAGACGTATTAACGTTTGGTAATAACGTTTTCATTATCGCGCCCTCAACAATGAGTTTTGTGATGCGGTGCCTGGTGCCTCCAGGTGACGTTAACCAGTTAACAATTAACGCCGGATACAGAGAATCCACCCATAACACTGTTTTTGGTTTTAACTGTTCCGCGTGCGCTTAGCCGCATTCACCGCATCACAAAATTCACTTTAAAAAGGGCGGCAGAGCAGTCACGGAGTAAAACTGATACCGCCAAACGTCACCAGAAAATTGATAACAGAGGGCGTTGCAGCGGGGTTGTCACTTAAGCGTATGGTCAACCTGACAACTCGGTGTCCTCAACGGGGAAGGAATAACCCCGCCATACTTACCGCCGCGCCATTTCGCGGGTTGCCACAACCGGAAGCGCACGGTCGAATTAAATTTAACGACACCGTACAGTGAGACGAACTTCGCCGTGCGCTTTCGTGTTGTGTGCCTGCTTTTAACCACGTCAGGCGAGGTGGTATCCTTAAAATCACCACAGTTTTAAGGATTCATTAAGCAATGTCGCAACCACCAATAAATCCGCTTAAGAACATGAAAATTGATTACTGGTATAAAGCGCTTACAGTTGTTGGCGCTGCGTTGTTTGTCTTTAATGGAACGTCTTTTTTTGACAGATATCCCGTTGTTCCATTGGGTTTTTTGTCCTCCGGCATCTTTTTTATTGGTTTGGGGGAGTGGATTAATCACCCTCTCAAAGTGAGATTTATTGGTCCTGGAGTTTGGACTCGTGGATATAATCGTTCTTCGTGCGCACTCGGTATCATCTTCGACATACTTGGTTGTTTCCTGATTGTTACAGGAGTCGTCAAGTTCTTCTGATGTAAAACCGCAAATGGGGCACGTAACGGGAATTTTGAAAAGCGTTTCTCCGGGTTCCAGAACAAAATTTTCTGCGGTCTGATTTTGCTTCTCATATTTGTGCTCCGCGTCATTGTGAGAGCACATTCTTATTCTGAGTGCCTGTTTAAACTCACTGAAGCTGAGAGCTTCTTCGCCTTCGGCAAGGCCTTCGAAGTATTCTTCGTAAGCCTTTTCCATGATTGTGTCGAAATCCATATCACTCACCTGAGTTTCTTTCCAGCCAGCGACGGGCACCATTTTCGGTTTTAAACGTTTTGCTTTTGGTATACGTCATCGCGGTGAACGTACCGTCCTGGTTGGGGAACACGCCACATACCAGAGATTCGCTGTTGCCAAGATCGATAGTATCCATGCTGACCTCATTTCCCCTTAACGCCGGGGTAGCGGAACAAAAACCTGCTGCATAGTTATTAAAGTTGAACCCTGCCGTCATGTTCTTACGCCTCGGGCTGGCTACTTAACCCCTGACCACTGCCTGGTAACTCGAAGTATTGCCCTGCATTCTGTGGGGCGGGGTGGGTGGTAGGCATATAATGTACTTTGCGTTCATTATTGTAAAGTACTTTTAGTACATTTTGTGTGTAAAAAAATGAGATGGGATAAAGTGAAGCACAAACCCGGAGGAAGGCGCTACCGGATTTATGCTGGTTTAAGAGGCTTTTTGTTTTTTCTTTCGTGCTAACTCTTCGTAAATTGCATTGTACTTCTGTTTTTTCTCTTCAAGAGTTTTTAAAAGTTCATCTGTCTCACTGTCAGGGAGCTCGTCCAGAAGGTCAATGATGATTTTTTGTCTTGGATTTAACTCCTGATAGAAACGTACCTGTCCACTTTCTTCTGTATCCTCTCCCAAAAGATAGGTTGGTGTTGTTCCTATTAGTGTTGCTAATTCCCTTAATTTCTCCCGGCGAGGAATTGTTTCGCCATTAAACCATTTGCTAACCGCTTTTGGTGTTAATTTCATTCGACGGGCAATTTCTGCCTGCCTTCCATGTTGTTCATAACCAGCGTTTTCACAGGCTAGCGCAAGCCTACTGGCGAACTCTTTACGCGCTTTATCTTCATGAACCATAAGTTCAATGATATTCGCTCTTGAATGTACTGTCAGTTCTGTTATAGCATGTACTCAAAGTTCACATTGTGAGGGTGATATGAACCAGAAAACACTTGAAGATGTAATCAAAACTGTTCGCGTTGCTGTTGTGGCCGACGTTTGTGGTGTCAGCCAAAGAGCAATCTATAAATGGATGGATAACGGAAAATTGCCTCGCACAGAATATACCGGCGAAACAAATTACGCTGAAAAAATCGCTCTTGCATCAAACGGATTATTTTCTGCCGATGCAATTTTAACTATTGGCAGGAATAAAACTACTACGAAAAAGCTGATGGGAGTTGATTCATGAAAATCAAGCATGAACACATCCGCATGGCGATGAATGCCTGGGCGCATCCGGACGGCGAAAAAGTACCGGCTGCGAAAATTACCAAAGCGTATTTCGAGCTGGGAATGACGTTCCCGGAACTGTATGACGACAGCCATCCGGAAGCCCTGGCTCGCAATACTCAGAAAATTTTCCGCTGGGTGGAGAAAGACACCCCTGATGCGGTTAAAAAAATTCAGGCGTTGTTACCAGCTATCGAAAAAGCAATGCCACCTCTGCTGGTGGCCCGAATGCGCAGTCATAGCTCAGCGTATTTTCGGGAACTAGTGGAGACGCGGGAACGACTGGTGAGAGACGCTGATGATTTTGTCGCAGTGGCGATCGCTGGTTTCAACCAGATGAATCGTGGTGGCCCTGCAGGAAATATTGTGGCTGTGCATTGACTCGCAATATTCATACCGGATCACTTCCGGCAATTTGTGAGTAAAAAGATTCGGTATCAAAAGAGGTGAGTATGGCTAACGCCTGGCTCAGATTATGGCATGACATGCCAAATGACCCTAAGTGGCGAACAATTGCCAGGGTGTCAGGGCAGCCAATTGCAACAGTGATGGCAGTGTATATCCACCTCTTGGTGAGCGCGTCACGAAATGTCACGCGAGGTCACATTGATGTCACGACAGAAGATTTGGCAAGTGCGCTCGACGTGACAGAAGAGGTGATTGATTCAATTTTGCAGACGATGCAGGGGCGGGTACTTGATGGTGATTTAATCACTGGATGGGAAAAACGCCAGGTGCTTAAAGAGGACAACGGCAATATTTCGCAAACCGCAAAATCTCCTGCAGAGCGCAAGAGGGCGCAGCGAGAGAGGGAAAGAAAGCGGGAACAAAATGGCGATTGTCACGGCGCGTCACGAAATGTCACGCACATGTCACGACGAGTCACGACAGATAAAGATACAGATAAAGATACAGATCAAGAAGATCAAAACACTATGGTCCATGGCGTAAAAAACGCCACGAACCAGGCAGGGGATGTTCAGACCGTCAATCTTGGTCAGCCAGCAGGCACGACACCGGAAGCCGATTCAGCGTATGCGCTGAAAGCCGATTCGGGCGCTGTGCAGCAGGTGATGACCGCAAGGCCGGAGCAATCACACCAACTGCAGCAGCCCGAAGCCGATTCCGCCATTCAGCGGGAAGCCGATCGGGTAGTCCCGGAAAACACCGGGCAGTCTGTGGGACGAGTGGATTATCCGGATGTGTTCGAACAGGTCTGGCGGGAGTACCCGTTGCGTGCCGGAGCAAACCCGAAGAAATCCGCTTTCAGTGCCTGGAAGGCCAGATTACGCGAGGGGGTGCCACCAGAGGCCATGCTGGATGGCGTGAGGCGTTACGCAAGATACTTGGCGGCTACCGGGAAAACGGGAACGGAATTTGTTCAGCGAGCGACGACGTTTTTTGGACCGGACCGGAATTTTGAGAACCCCTGGTTGCTCCCGGTAAGCGGCACGAACAACCAGCGTTGTGTGAATCATATTTCTGAACCGGATAACGAAATTCCGCCGGGCTTCAGGGGGTAAGTGTTAATTTCTGGTCATGAGGTAATTTTCAGGAGGGCTTGTGGCAAAAGTTTTTACACAAGAAGAGCGGGAAAAAATTAAAGGGCAGGTTGTTGAACTCGTACGCCAGAGTGGGCGCGAGACGTTAAGACAACTGGAAACTAAAACTGGGGCAACAAAATATATGATGAACGTTCTGGCCAGAGAGCTGGTTGCCAGTGGCGATGTATACAACTCTGGTTACGGGTTATTCCCGTCTGAACAGGCGCGTAAGGACTGGCAAAATGCCCGTAAAAAGCTCTCAAGGGCAAAGCTGAAGAAACCATCTGCGGTTGATCCGGACCTTATCTGGTCATTACCTGATGGAGAAATACGTCGTTACGACAGGCGTCATAATATGATTTGTACTGAGTGTCGTAAAAGCGAAGTTATGCAGCGCATATTGTCGTTTTATCAGGGGGATGTTCGGTATTTATTGAAGTGACGAGATTAAAGTGCATTAGTTCAGATGCAAATTGACATTTTGTGGCACAGGGTAGAGCTAGCGTGGTTGTCCGCTTTGTGCCAACAGCGGACATTATGGAAGGTCAGAGTTAAAGATTAAAATGGGATGCTGTGTGTTTTCTCCAGGTTTTGCTCTATACCTTTCGGGATACTCCACCGACAGAATACGAAAATCAACATTATCAACGGCTCGAAGTGTCTAGATTATCCATGGCAATTCATGGGAAATCCCATCCAACGGCTTATGCTTCATGTTGCTTTTTGAGATCGCTTCTAGCATAGCTCCACTCAATAATGTTGTCGGGTCGTTGCTGATCGAAAAGGATACGGGATTCAATACCATTACCTAAAAAGCTGGTATTCCCATCTACGTAAGAAGCTATCCCTTGTGAACCAACACGAAGAATATTTTCTAATGGCTGCTTTGTTCTTGCTGCATCGCTAAGGAGATATAAACCCGGGTACGTTTTGTTAGCACGGTGAAAAAAAAGTTCATTGTCAAAACACATGACGATGATTATTTGTCCCGACATGAGATCGGAGAGCATTTCAGTTGGCAGATGCAAACTCATAAATGGTCGAGACAAAGGGTCAAAGAATGAATCATTTATATTCACAACAGGGCTTTTTATACCGAGACTATCCATCCATCCATTGAAGGCAACAAAGCCCATTTCAGAATCACGGTACATACCTAAGAACAAACATTCATCAATAGTATCAATTGCCCAATTTTTTCCTCCGCGAATAATCTCCCACATTTTAACTAAGCGGTGGGTATAAAATTCAGACGGATGATCTATCTCATTGATTTTAACTTTAGACTGATGAAAGTTGTCAAAGCCCTCGCCAGTATTAATCGCCTCCAGAACATTCATGCCACGAATGATTTGCCTTTTTATGCGATTAAATTGCTTAACATCATTATCAGGCATATTGTTAATGAAGTTTTCTTCAAAGTGCGGACATTCTGAGATAACAGAAAATTCAGCAGCTTCATAAAGCTCATTATTCTTTTCACCTGTTTTAACTTCCACGAGCTGGAAGCCATCCAGTAGATTAAAGGTGACTAAATCTCCCACATGAACAAATGTGCTCATGTCAGAGACAATCGCTACGGAGTGTTTGTCCTGGTTGATAAGATCGGCTGCGACCATAGAATCAATTATGTTATCTTCTGATAGATTGTCATTGCTTGCATTAATAGGTAAACGCCGCAAACTAGAGTATTCTTCATCAAGAATGCTCCAAATTATTGAGTCAATACAACGGCGAAGAATAAGAATTTCAAATTTTTTTAAACTTATTTCATCAATACACTTTTCTTTATTTTCTTTATCCTTGTTTCGATGGTGCTCTTTTTTTTCAGTTTCCAATCTTTTTATATCTCTCAGCCGAATAATAATCTCAAAAGATATGATTTTTTGTGAGTCTTTCCAATTTTTGAGACAGGTTTCATACTCTGCAAGAAAATCCTCATCATTGGAAGGTAGTTCTTGAATTGGATTCCCTCCCCTTATCATTTTGGCAAGTGCATGCATTAAAGATACATAATGAGGTGATAAAATTGTCCAAAACTTCCTAAACGGTTTGTACTTTTCAAGAAAAGTTGACTCATCAGTATAATTCATCATAACCAAACCTCATTCCTCTTATCTATTTTCCTCAAGGTATAAAATACCAGCCTTTTTTACATAATTATAGTTATAATATGAAGTCTCATTCAGATATCTTCATACTGTACGTAAGAAATATTTGAGCCTCTGATACCATAATCTTCTAAACTGCCTGATTTTTTCTCACCTCTATATAAAGCAACTATCCATCGAGCATTTTCTTGGATGCTTTTATTTATTTCAGTAAAGTATTCACCGTCAACTTCGGCGAGCGAGTGGCCTAAAACGATGACCTCGTCCACATTTTTAAGCGATGAGAAAAAAACGTTTTCTTCTTTAATTATGTCTTCGCTGGGCTTGAATGTATTACCGAAGTATTCGTTTATTCTGTCGTATGCCTCTGCTATTCTTGTATCTTGATCCGGTCCTATATATGGATTTAGTGACTTTTCCACCCTAAAACTATGACCAAGTATGAGATCGTCATCGTAACTACAATTGCCGTGAATATGTATGATTTGCTCGTCTGGAACGGCATAGATCTGCTGCAAGGTATTTGTATAATTAAATGAAAAATAGATGCTTTCTCTTGGTATGGGCGGGATGTATTGCTTAGGATTGTAAGCATCGGCTATGTTAATCCCTTTAACCCAATCAGCGAATTGCTCCTTCAAACGAGCTGACAGCATTTGTGTGATTTTATTTACTTCATATTGGTAATCGTGATGATAAGCATCGCTCCAATCATCGGTATTGTATGAAGCCAAAAATATCTCACTGTTTTGAAGGATAAGCTCATAATCAATTTCACCTAAAGCATTTTCTAACTCATTCCACTCGTCCCCAGCAGGAATGTATTCTTCTATCGCGTCATATAGATCTTGGTCATTTTTTTCTACATACGACTTAAAGTGCTTGTATCCTGTTGGTAAGCCATGACGCATGTCAAATCCATTTCCTATTATGTAAAGCCTCATTGTTTTTCCCTTAGTCGAATTGTATAAAAATACTAACATGGCCTGCTCCACGTTGACTACTATCCCCTCCTTTGAGTAATGCCTTCATCAGATGTAACAACATTTGCGAGCTTCCACAGTTCGCTCAAAGCGGACTAGAAGGTTAGCTTGCGTCGGACTTGGCGTATTTAAAGAAGTGCTGGTGGAGACTGGTTGTTGTGTTCCATTTCTACAGAACAAAATCACAGAAACTATACCCAATAGTTATATTGAATCAATGATGAGACAGCCTCATATTTATCAGGACTGGTGTACGTCCAATACAGGAGGTTGTCGTGCTGGTTCTCAAATGTGCGCTAGCTATTGCGGCTGTAATGGCAATTTATTGTCTTGCTGTTGTTCTTACGGATCGCCTTTCTGATTGATTTTATATTGGCGAGGTGACGTGAGTTAAGTAGAATTGCTGCGGGTGCTTGAGGCTATCTGCCTCAGGCATGAACACCAAAGGCAGATAGAGAAAAGCCCCAGTTAACATTACGCGTCCTGCAAGACGCTTAACATTAATCTGAGGCCAATTTCATGCTAGACACATGTAGGTTAGCCTCTTACGTGCCGAAAGGCAAGGAGAAGCAGGCTATGAAGCAGCAAAAGGCGATGTTAATCGCCCTGATCGTCATCTGTTTAACCGTCATAGTGACGGCACTGGTAACGAGGAAAGACCTCTGCGAGGTACGAATCCGAACCGGCCAGACGGAGGTCGCTGTCTTCACAGCTTACGAACCTGAGGAGTAAGAGACCAGGCGAGGGAGAAATCCCTCGCCACCTCTGATGTGTCAGGCATCCTCAATGCACCCGCACTTAACCCGCTTCGGCGGGTTTATTTTATCTGTAAATATTTTTATAAAAATAATGCCCACACACAGCATAAAACAAAAAGTATCACAGATAAAAAAGGAGCGTAATGTGCAGATTTGTTGTTTTCCATATTTACTCACTTTAACATAATCAAAATTGATATGGTTGTTGTTTTGGTGGTTTCAAACGAGATGTTATGGTGATCTGGTAAAATTGCATAACATTAAAATTTAATTTATCTAATCGCTTTTAATAATAAGCGTTGTGTTTATCCCAACAATCTGTTGTTTGACTTTTATTCCATTAATGTAGGGGCTTTACACTGGAACCAGTTTATTTATACTTTATACGCCAGCCTGAACAACTGGCACCTGCTGCGCCAGCAGAGACAACCGATGGCGCACGATACCAAATTACACAATTCTGATGATTCTGCCGTCTTTGCCAGCAGGTGCGGACGGCGTTTTCATGCATTCAAATCGGACTGGTTCCAGCATCCACCATGCACTGAAGAGCAGGCTGAATGGATAATTCAGTGTTACCGCAGGCGCGGATACGAGGTTAAAAAAGCCCTTAGCCTCGACTACCGTCACTGGATAATCTCAGTCAGATTGCCTTACTCCGAACGCCCACCGCGTCCGTCCCGTACATTCCAGCAACGCATCTGGAGGTAACGTGCGGGTATTACTTCGACCTGTTCTGGTACCGGAACTCGGGCTGGTGGTCGTTAAGCCGGGCCGTGAATCCATGCCGGTATTCCACAATACCCGGGTACTGGTGGAGCCGGAACCGAAAAGCATGCGTAATCTGCCGTCCGGGGTCGTTCCTGCCGTTCGCCAGCCGCTGGTGGAAGACAAAACATTGCTGCCGTTTTTCAGTAACGCACGGGTGATTCGTGCTGCTGGTGGTGCTGGTGCATTGTCTGACTGGCTGTTGCGCCATATTAAATCCTGCCAGTGGCCACACGGCGATTATCATCACAGCGAAACCGTCATTCACCGTTATGGTACCGGCGCAATGGTGTTGTGCTGGCACTGCGACAACCAGCTGCGTGACCAGACATCCGAATCACTCGAGCAAGTTGCTCATCAAAACCTGTCAGCATGGATGATTGACGTCATCGGTCACGCAATAAGCGGTACGCAGGAGCGTGAATTATCTCTGGCTGAATTATCCTGGTGGGCGGTCCGCAATCAGGTGGCGGACGCGCTACCGGAAGCGGTATTACGTCGTTCGCTGGGGTTGCGTGCGGAAAAAATCCGCTCAATGTACCGTGAAAGCGACATCGTACCGGGAGAGCAGACCGCCACCAGCATACTGAAACAGCGCACAAAAAATCTTGCGCCGCTGCCTCACGCCCACCAGCAACAGAACCCACCACAGGAAAAGACGGTGGTCAGCATTGCCGTTGATCCTGAGTCTCCGGAATCTTTCATGAAACGACCTAAACGTCGCCGCTGGGTTAACGAGAAATACACACGCTGGGTGAAGACACAGCCGTGTGCGTGTTGTGGTAAGCCAGCCGACGATCCCCATCACCTGATTGGTCATGATCAGGGCGGAATGGGGACAAAATCTCACGATATTTTCACGCTACCGCTGTGTCGGGAGCATCACAACGAGCTTCATGCGGATCCGCTGGCGTTCGAAGAAAAGCATGGTTCTCAGGTTGATTTAATTTTTCGTTTTCTTGATCACGCCTTTGCAACTGGCGTGCTTGGGTAAAAGAGGTGACTGATGCTCATAGATTTGGTTTTACCTTACCCGCCGACGGTGAACACTTACTGGCGACGCCGTGGCAGCACATATTTTATCTCGGAGGAGGGAAAGCGTTATCGCCGTGCTGTGGCGCTTATTGTTCGCCAGCAGCGGCTGAAATTAAGCCTGTCCGGAAGGCTGGCGATAAAGGTGATTGCAGAGCCACCGGATAAGCGTCGTCGCGACCTGGACAATATCCTGAAAGCACCGCTGGATGCGCTGACGCATGCGGGAGTGTTAATGGACGATGAGCAGTTTGATGAAATCAATATCGTTCGTGGTCAGCCAGTATCTGGTGGACGTCTGGGGGTGAAGATTTACCCCATAATGCATGAAGAGCAGGTCAAAAAATGAAACTGGAAGATTTACCGAAATACTACTCCCCAAAATCCCCTTGCCTGACCGATGCATCGGCCTCAACGTCAAAAGATGCGCTGAGTATCACTGATGTGATGGCCGCGCAGGGCATGACACAGAATCGGGCTGAGATGGGGTTTTCTGCGTTCCTGGGGAAGATGGGCATCAGTATGAATGACAGGGCGCGGGCAACAGAATTACTGGCAGATTATGCACTCAGTCGGTGCGATCGTGTGGCGGCGTTGAGAAAACTTCCGGCAGAAATAAAACCGGTAGTGATGCGCATTATGGCTTCGTGCGCTTTTGAGGATTATGCCCGCAGCGCAGCGAGTAAAAAGCTGTGCCCTTGTTGCTATGGGGAAAAATTTATTGAAAGCGTAGTTTTTACAAACAAGGTCCAGTATCCGGATGGTAAGCCGCCGGTATGGGCAAAGTGTACGAAAGGTGTGTATCCGTCTTACTGGGAAGAATGGAAAAAAGTCAGGGAGGTGGTAAAAGTTGCCTGTCCGGAGTGTGGCGGGAAGGGTGAGGTTTCCACCGCCTGTAAGGATTGCCGTGGGCGTGGTGTCGCCATTCATCGTGAAGAGTCGGTAAAACGTGGTATGCCTGTTATCAGAGACTGCCAGCGTTGTGGTGGTCGTGGCTATGAAAGGCTACCATCAACGGAGGCATTTAATGCTATATGCGAGGTGACAAACCAGATAACACGCGCGTCATGGGAAAAAACAGTTAAGAAATTCTATGATGCGCTGGTGACCCGGTTTGATATTGAAGAAGCATGGGCTGAGCGGCAGTTAAAAAAGGTAACTAGGTAACAAGGTTGATTTTTCCGGAATCTGTGGTAAATTCGTCATAACGATGGGCGTTTTATGCCTGACGTTAGAAGAGTTTCTACAACCCGCCGCCGAGCGGGTTTTTTATTGCGGAATTAATTACGGACCGTTATTATTCTGCTCCCGGTCCTTTAGCTCAGTGGTGAGAGCGAGCGACTCATAATCGCCAGGTCGCTGGTTCAAATCCAGCAAGGGCCACCATCACAAACCGCCATTAGCTTATCAGGAAGAGCAGACGACACGATAACAGGGGTGTTGGTGCGGGGGGGGGGGGCGGGTCCCCGATGGCGGTCCATTATCGGTATTCAGCGTTGTTAGCTCAGCCGGACAGAGCAATTGCCTTCTAAGCAATCGGTCACTGGTTCGAATCCAGTACAGCGCGCCATATTCATTCTTCCAGATTCCTTCCGGCAGAGCCTTATACTGGAATATACCTGGCTCAGGATATTGTTGAAAATATTATATGTTTGTCAAAAATAAAAGTTCTGTTAAGTATTGATTGAGTGTTTGTTATACGGTCTAATGGTTTTTTCAGTATTAAATATTTATCATTCATATGGTGTGGGTAGAGTGAATATTGATGAGGCGTCGGGGTGTTTCATCCTTAGGCAGCGTATTGATATAGTCAATGCAGCACGAGCAAAGGCCTTCAGCCGTTTGACAGTTTTGTTCTGTACTCCTGATCGTCTTTCGGGAAGAGACGTTATTCTTCTGAATAGTGATGCTATACAGAGGGTTTGCGATGAGTTCATGGTTGCTAATTCAGAATTATTTGCTCTTGTTCAGGAGTACAACAGAATAGCCAGGACCTGTGGTATGGATGAACTTCGGATTACTCATCTGGGGTAGATACATATCTGGATTATCACCTGTTACGGTAAAAAGTGATTGCTTACTGTTTTTGTGAATGGCATTGCAGCAGCCGGATAATGTCAGTGCTGGCTGACGGTGTGCTGGTGGCGGGTGTGGTGGTTGTTGCTTTCCCGTTGCTGAAAAAGAAAACGCCAGACTGTTAGCCGGGTATCAGTTAGCGGGAGAAATTTTTAAATACTTCACAATTCAGGCGGTTGACTGTTGTCTGGTTTGCGGGGAGTTTGTTAAAAGAAACTGGCATGGTGAATCCCCCTGTGCGGAGGGGCAATCAGCGAGTAGGTATATGGGATAATCGCGGATTCAGGTGCTGGTACTGAATTCACCGGGAGGCACCCGGCACCATGCAATGGCACATAGCGCCACTCTCCAGCCCCTCTCCGGAGGGGCTGTTTATATTGATTTTGTCAGATGTGAGTAAACTCCTTATGGACTTTGTTGTTTTAGTCCATAAGGACATATTTGCAGAGTGCAACGGTTATTAAAGCATTCATTCAATACGTTATCTGTATTTGTAGGGCATTCCTGGCTGTTTTTGATTAAATTCCAGAATGTTTTATTGAATGGTACTACGTTGTAAATGGTTACAGGTAGCACTTTGTTATTGAGCATGATACCTGTGTGAGTCAGTGTAAATATACTTTCAGGAGGTAAGAAAGCATCCGATTGATACCAGATTATTAATTTTACTTTACTCCATATGACTGAAAAAGATATTCCGCATGATGGCTGGATAACTGTATCAATCACAATCCACTTCATTTAGCTTCCTTGTTTATGCCTTGCTGGTGATGTTCTGAAAAGTATAAATGATATTTTTGAATGTAAACCATAGCGCAGAATTATTTTTCTGATGTTGTTTATTGTTTATTTAAATGCAGGGTGGTTTATATCTCGTCTTGTAGTTTATCCATGCATATCTGCTTGATAATCAGGTTTTTATTTAAGGTATGGTTTTGTGTTTTTTCTGTATTACATATCCGGTATTTTAAAGAATTATTTTTCAGATAGTGGAAAGAACCATGGCATTTAAACACTATGATGTTGTCAGGGCGGCGCCGCCGTCAGATCTTGCGGAAAAGCTGACACATAAACTGAAAGAGGGCGGGCAGCCGTTTGGTAGTCCGGTGGCCATAACCCCTTATACCCTGATGCAGGCGATTGCAGCAGAAGGTGATGTGGTGGTCAGTGGTGCAACTGAGCCGGAGTGATACTACGTCATCGTACTGGCCCGGCATTCCAGGCCATAAAAGACAGTCTGGCAGTGGGACTAAATGCACTGACGCTGATGGATATTACCAAAAATGTAACGTATGGCGTTGAGATAGAAAGTCTGGCGCTGGAGATAAATGCACCGGCATCATCATAAAAAGTGAGCCAGTCAAATGGAAGGTATCGTTAAACTCACCGGTAGTGTCAGTGGGTCGTCTGAGACGCTTGCATGAGTTATCAGAGCCATCAGTAGTTAACTGGTGGCTTTTTTATTGTTTTCAGCTTCCGGATAACGGGAGACGGGGTATGGACCAGATGGAAAAAATCACAACAGGTGTGTCATACACCACGTCAGCGGTGGGAACGGGCTACTGGTTCCTGCAGTTGCTGGACAGGGTTTCCCCGTCTCAGTGGGCGGCAATAGGCGTGCTGGGGAGTCTGCTGTTTGGGCTGCTGACATATCTGACTAACCTGTATTTCAAAATCAGAGAGGACCGTCGTAAGGCGGCACGGGGAGAGTAATTCAATGACTCAAAACTATGAACTGATTGTGAAAGGGATCCGCAATTTTGAGAATAAAGTTACGGTAACTTTAGCATTACAGGACAAAGAACGCTTTGACGGTGAAATTTTTGACCTGGACATCTCGCTGGACCGTGTTGAAGGTGCTGCGCTGGAGTTTTATGAGGCAGCGGCCAGAAGGAGCATCAGACAGGTCTTCCTGGATGTCGCTGCCGGGTTATGTGAAGGGGATGAGCAGTCGCCGGAAAAGCGCCCCGTAATTTTAGAGGCGCAGAATGTATGGATAACCTACAAAGGAAAGCTACCGGGAAGGATTACTGGTTCCCTGAAGACTCCGCCGAAATGGTAGTTTTGCCAGCATAATTTTCTTCCAGCAATGCCGCCAGCCACTTGAAAGAATTTTGTTGTTCCTGGGACCATTTGGGGTTGCGTGATTCAAAATGAATGGATGCCAGCGTTGGCAGCATTTGCTCCCTGGGAATTGATAAGGCCAGATGTGAAAATGCAACAGTGAGGGCATTTACATCATCCCGAAGCCTGGAAATGCAGTCGAGCAACTCCTGTAGAGAAATGGTGCTATTGTCCATAAATAATCCTCTTGATTGTCTTTACCTTTTCCCCGCCTGATTCAACAGGCCGGGACAGATAAACATATCCAGGGTTCAGAAACCGATAAATCCTGATAAATATCCATGAACGCAAAAATCAAATACGGCCTGTCAGCTGCAGTTCTGGCGCTGATTGGAGCAGGCGCATCAGCTCCTCAGATACTTGACCAGTTTCTGGATGAAAAAGAGGGTAACCACACTACGGCATACCGCGATGGTTCCGGCAACTGGACCATCTGTCGGGGGGCCACGATGGTGGATGGAAAACCCGTTTTTCCCGGTATGAAACTGTCGAAGGAAAAATGCGACCAGGTCAACGCCATTGAGCGTGATAAGGCGCTGGCATGGGTGGAGAAAAACATCAAAGTGCCATTGAGCGAACCCCAGAAAGCGGGGATCGCGTCATTCTGTCCGTACAACATTGGTCCCGGTAAGTGTTTCCCGTCGACGTTTTATAAACGAATTAATGCAGGTGATCGCAGGGGAGCGTGTGAGGCGATTCGCTGGTGGATTAAGGACGGTGGCAGAGACTGCCGTATTCGTTCAAACAACTGCTACGGTCAGGTATCCCGTCGTGACCAGGAGAGCGCGCTGGCGTGCTGGGGTATCGACAGATAAGCAGAATATTTTGCTGAAAAATAAGGCATGGCCACGCGGGCGGATAACATGAAATCCTGCGAAGTGGCGAAACGTAAGTGAATAAAAGTAAAAACCCCGTTTGTTGGCACCAAGCGGGGTTTTGTGTTTCCTGACTCCGGAAAAGTCAAAGGAGAAAGTGTGTTTGATTTTAGCAAACTGATTCGGGAGATTCGAGTGATGGCTGAAAAATTATCCACCTGGAAGTTCATTCTTATCTGGCTGGTGTTTGTGATTATGGCCTCTGGTTATTTCATCGGTCAGATACGCTGGTGGTGAAATGAACCGCGTACTGTGCGTGGTCATCATTGCCCTGCTGGTGGCCTGTGGTGCGCTTAGTCTGGGGCTGAATCATTACCGTGATAACGCCATTACCTACAAAGCCCAGCGCGACAAAAATGTCAGAGAACTGAAGCTGGCGAACGCGGCAATTACTGACATGCAGATGCGTCAGCGTGATGTTGCTGCGCTCGATGCAAAATACACGAAGGAGTTAGCTGATGCGAAAGCTGAAAATGATGCTCTGCGTGATGATGTTGCCGCTGGTCGTCGTCGGTTGCACATCAAAGCAGTCTGTCAGTCAGTGCGTGAAGCCACCACCGCCTCCGGCGTGGATAATGCAGCCTCCCCCCGACTGGCAGACACCGCTGAACGGGATTATTTCACCCTCAGAGCGCGACTGATAATAATGCAAAAACAACTTGAAGGGGCACAGCTATACATTCGAGAGCAATGCCTCAGATAAAAACCGGCCAAGGATAATCCGCTGAAGATTCGCCGGTGGCTAAAGTGTGCCAAGAGTTCAATTTACGCAATTACTCCTGTCGATGCTATGTACCGTCTTTGTGAAGTCAATGGATACCTGATTTATTTCTGTGCGCTGTATCGTCGCTGTACTCTTGCATTAATTATGACTGTAGCCTGACGGGGAACTCCTTCTGCACAAGTGTGGGGGAATAATCAAAAACGATGCACACCGGGGTTACCGGGTACACATATTTCATCATGCCAGCGAGTCCGGTTCTGGCACGGAAGAAACCGGACGTTATGATTTAGTGCGGAAATATTTGTGTAGTGTTCTGAATGTTCTCAGTAAAGAGTAATGAATTATCAAAGGTATAGTAATACCTTTTGTTTTCGTGGATATTTGTAATCCATCTGAAAACCCCTGCTGTAGCAAGATTTTTCCTGTATTCGTAAAATGATAACTCTCCTGATTTGAATCCTTTTAAGGTGGCTTCTATAAGGCATTTATTTTTTGAAAATCTTACATTTACAACCTTACCCTGTCCTTTTATTAAAACCGTATTATCGTTTTCAAGAACAAGATGAATATTCTCTGTGGCTAAATAGTAAATGTAATGTGAGACATTGTGACGTTTTAGTTCAGAATAAAACCAGTGATAGTTTAAATTATTTCGCACTTTATCGAATATTTGTTTAAAAATGGCAATCTGAGCCATTGTAGTACCTTCCATGTGATATGAGGGGGGTAGTCTGCACGATTATCTAAATTGCTTCAATCTGGTCTGACCTGTTTTCTGAGCAATTCAGTAATGTCACTCTTTTCTTTGTTTGCTTCAGGCGAAACTCTTTTTTCTGAGCACAGTCTCCGGCGGCAGGCTTCAATGACCCAGGCTGAGAAATTCCCGGACCCTTTTTGAACAAGAGCGATGTTAATTTGTTCAATCATTTGGTTAGGAAAGCGGATGTTGCGGGTTGTTGTTCTGCGGGTTCTGTTCTTCGTTGACATGAGGTTGCCCTGTATTCAGTGTCGCTGATTTGTATTGTCTGAAGTTGTTTTTACGTTAGGTTGATGCAGATCAATTAATACGATACCTGCGTCATAATTGATTATTTGACGTGGTTTGATGGCCTCCACGCACGTTGTGATATGTAGATGATAATCATTATCGCTTTACGGGTCCTTTCCGGTGATCCGACAGGTTACGGGGCGGCGACCTCGCGGGTTTTCGCTATTTATGAAAATTTTCTGGGGAAAATCATGTCGGTACTTCTCGAACATAACTATTTGTTTTTTCTAATATCGAATCCGTAAAAGGTCCGACATGAAAACGCCTAAAAAAGTCATTTTCGGGCACTTTCATGTCGGCCCCTGTACTTATTGTGAGACTGTTTCATGAAGGTTAATAAAAAGAAACTTGCCGAAATTTTCAACGTGGATCCGCGAACGATTGAACGCTGGCAGTCTCAGGGACTCCCTTGCGTCTCCGGAGGTGGTAAGGGCGTTGAATCTGTATTTGATACCGCCATGGCAATTCAGTGGTATGCGCAGAGGGAAGCTGATATCGAAAATGAAAAACTCCGTAAAGAGGTTGAGGATTACAGGGCTGCCAGTGAGGCAGATCTCCAGCCTGGGACTATTGAGTACGAACGCCATCGACTTACGCGTGCGCAGGCCGACGCACAGGAGCTGAAGAATGCCAGAGACTCCGCAGAGGTGGTGGAAACCGCATTCTGTACTTTCGTGCTGTCACGGATCGCAGGTGAAATTGCCAGTATTCTTGACGGGATCCCTCTCTCGGTACAGCGGCGTTTTCCGGAACTGGAAAACCGACATGTTGATTTCCTGAAACGGGATA